AGGCAGTTCTTGGAGTGGAGGTTAGGCTAATGAAGTTTAATATCGAGGTTATCTATCCCATCACGAATTAACATTGAATTCAACTTCAAAAATTAATCGAATGAAATATATTCAAGTTTCCTAGCCATTTTAGCCATCCCATAAGTTTCCATTATTAAATCGCGGCTATTACTATTGATTGCATATTTTGCTTCTTTAACTAATCTTTCAAACATATCAAAACCTCCTCAATTCGTTTTCTTTTATTATACCACGAAATGAGGAGGTTGTCAATACGTATTTTACACTAAAGTAGAAACATGATACCTTTCTCAATCTTCATTTTGATTTCCATAGATGTGAATCTGACATTACCCATTTTATAGTTATTTGCAAGCCACTGTAATTGAGTAATGAATCTAGATTTAGTTAAAAGAGTGTTTTCAGAATGGTCATTAATTGTGAGGGCATAAATAAGCTTGCAATCAGCATCTACTTTATCAGACACGTAGATAACACCATTTTTAAGATCGTTATAAACTCCATACGATTCACCATTATACACCAGAGTCATTGCATACCGAGCAGATGAATGCATAGCTTCAATGAACGAATAATTGTCATTCATGTATTCGCCATCATTAGCATACTTACCATAATCGGTATTTTCTATCATGCGCACAAACTTAGATTTAGCTTTCTTTTCTTTAAGTTCACCAGAAGCTACCGCGTTTTGAAACAGTACATTTTCACTGCACCATATTTTACCTTTCTCGGTGTACGGTATCCGGAACGCTTTATGCATGTGATAAGGATTGTGAAAACGTATGTTGTTACCCAGCATGAAACAAATCACTCTGTCCTCTTCACGGTCGATTGTGTGGTAAATTTTAAGGAAACTATCCGGCTCGTTCCATCCATTATAATATCTGTTGCCAGGAGTCTCCTCGATAACATACTCGTCAAAAATAATATATTTAACCAGCGGGAATGACATTGTTTTAGTATCATTCTCTTCCGAAAGAGAAACGCAATAGCCCAGAACACGTTTGTAGTCTTCATTTTCTACTAGCACCATTTCTTCACTTGTGAAATTAAACTCATATTCATTAAACTTTTCCCTGACCACTTTAGCCAGTCCTTTTTCAAGTGCTCCTTTTTCCTTCTTCTTTTTAGTCCGTGTTATGTAAACAAATTCTACATGGTTTGTAATACATTTGTCAATAACCCAGGCTTCGGTTGTATATGTTTTACCTATAGAACGCTCACTGTTGATTAGATTGAAATTACGCTGAAATGGAAGAATCTCATATATGTTCCAATGCATTCCATCATAAACATTCATTTTATATCCTCCTTAATTAAAGTAAGACATATCCAGTTTAAAATGTAGGTGTCACCCCATTCGTTCCGGGACGCTTTCACACGTTGACTACCCGGTAACGCCATCTTAATTGACACAGATATGCCTTACAATATGAATTATATCATCCTTTAATTGTAAAGTCAATATCTTTTAAAACGATTCCTCCTTTTACATGTGTGAACTGCAATTTTCCAGGGAACGAACTTCCTTTGACAAAATTGTCCCAGGTTACATGCTGATAACATCTAGATGGCATTCCCGCACACGTAATATTAATATTTCCATCTATTTCCTCTATGTATGTCTTCTGTCTGATAAATCTAGCTCGTGTGAAAGTGCTTTCGTGCTTCCATGCCCCTAACTTAACTGGGTCAATTTCCAATTCAGCGGGGATTTCTGTACCAATCAAATGTAATGAATCGGTATCTGCATAAAGGAAACGGTCATAAACCTTCTGTGCACTTGATATTGTTTTATAACGCGCCCATGCCGTAATGAAAGTGCCCACAGGAATATAGATAGGATCACGCGTTTCTTTTTCACCCAATCTGTACTTAACCATATCATCCTCAAAATAAGGATGTTTTGACTGCACATGAGGATTTAGTGCAAACTTTCCGTAAAGAGCATTGAGCATTAGTTTAGCCAGTGTACGCATAGCTTTGTTTCCATTGATTGTGCTTTCGACTTTAATCTTATTCCACTTGTCGATATAATCTTTGAACAAACCTGTAGTGCTCTTAAATTTCCATCCACTGTGGTATGTTATATTGTAAACATTATAGTGCTCAAAAAATAGTTTAAGATCAACGCTTGTCAAACACATAGTTACTTCTTCATCCCCGGAAGATGAAAGGTATTGTGTGGGGATAAATGAAAGATTATTTTTAAGCTGAATTGTTGGAATATGGTTTTCTTTCAACTCAAATTGGCATGTAAGCATTTGTACATGGAGATCATATAAATCATCTTTCATATATTTACCCTCAAAGAATATTCCTTCACCATATGGTAACTTTTCATAGTACATTACAGATGGATAAAGGCTGTTTACATCTAATACAATTCCTTCCCCTATGTCCATACCTTGAAAACGTGGATCACAATATGTAAAACCACCCTTGTAAGATTGACGGATGTCAAAATCGTAAGTAGGAATCGGGAACCATCTTGCAAAATTCTTTTTGCCTATAATCTTTTTATAGTCATGCAGAGCATTACTACCCTGTGTCATTTGTGTCAAACCTTGATCAAACAGAATCTTTAGAGAGCGTGCCATTATTTCCACGTCTACCCTTAAATAATCTACTTCTTGCTCGTCTAATTTATGTCCTATTTCTCTTTCTTTACTGTAATCTATTTCTAACTTGTTTATTGGAAGATTGAAACCCTTTGCAATTTCATCAACACTGAAAGGCAGTATTTTCAAGGAGTCTAAAATCTTGATTCGGTTTCCCTCTTCAAGCATTATTTCCATTGAGTAAAATTGACCCTTATCGCTTATCAGAGTGGTGAAAGAGTGTGGGGTTAAATAACGTCTGTTGGTTAAATATGAGAAGTCATTACGAAATAGATGATTAATAATGAATTCTCCGTCAAACTTTAGGTTATGGAAATAATACGTTGCATTCTTATGCTTACTAGCGTGCCATAAAAAATATTCAATATTATTTCCATAACAAAAATCTAGTTTTTCGTCAATGGAACAAATACCTGTAGCCCATATTCTACAATCATCTGGATTGGTAGTTGTTTCAAAATCCGCCGTGAATCGCATCCTAACTACCTCCCAAAGAATGAATTAATAGTAACCGAAATCCCTTAAATGTCGTTCAATATTCTCGGATAATATATACGCTTCTAATGGATCATAAACAAAATCAATTTGAAGAACCGGATCTGAATAGTATAAATCTACTAACTTTTCCGCTGGAATCTTTTGTATAATACTTAACAACCTTGCTGAATCTTCCTTATTAAATACGTTAGAAATTGCCAACATATAGTTCTGCTTATAAAGTTCATTCTTTTCTGAAAAGTAATTTGCCTTTACTTGTTTTTCCACGTTCTGAACAAACTTATCCCAATTGCTCGGTTTGATTTTGTTAAAATCGTATTGTTTTGGTTCAAGATTGTTCTTTTGAATAGAACCCATTGTTCCCTTGAAAGTAGATACATTTGCCCGTTTTCTTTGGGCTGTTCTCTGCCGATTAATTTTCGCTACTTTGTATCCCATTTCTTTTCTTTGCCATTGTGTTGTTCTTAAACCAGTGTCTGTAGTAATTGGTGTTTCTGCGCCTTTTTTCAAAAATCTGGTTATAGAATTAATCTCACGATTAAAGTCTGAACGAGTTTGAATGCTTTCGGTTAATTCCTTTACGTTAATTCTATCAGGCAAATAAGGTTTAAGAGCTGGGGTCTTTTTTAATAAGCGTGTAATCTTAGAATTAAACTGTCTCACTGTATTTGTGACTTTTTGCTTATCTTGCTTTCGCCACTTAATATTATATTGTCTAGACATTCGTAATAGTCCCCCTTGTGCTTAATAAGAAAACCCCTAGTTTCAACTTTACCGTATAATACTATGTCGTAAAGTTTATTACAAAATAGCCAAACCTTGAATCTCTTGTACAGTGAAATGCTTAAAGTTTTCCTGTTCCCTGGTAACTGTTCCATGAATTTGTCTAGGTGATTCTGGGAGCTGAAATAATAAGTTGTGCACCCGTCCGTTATAGTGTAAGGACTTTTGTGCAAGTGATACGCAATCCCGTTTCTAGTAAGTTCCATAAGTTAAATATAGCCGGGGACTTTATCCCCGGCTCCCTCCTTTCAATGGTTCACGTGAAACTATTTTACTAAGTTGAAGGTAAGTAATTTCCTATCTCCCTTTGTAATCTGGGCTACCTGTAGTTTTACAGGTTTCTTCCAGTTTGCGGGATTTCCTTTGATAGAAATTATTTTCTTTAAGGCCGAATAAATGCCCATTGAAACCGCCTGATAACCTACACCATCTTTATCAATTAATACGATTCTGGGACAAATGTTGGATTCTCCGGTTTCCCGGTTGATGCATGTAACCACTTCACAAAACACATGCTTTACCTCGATTGTAAGGTTGATGCAATCACCGATTCTTTTTTCGGGATTGTTCATAGCGTTGAAAAGGATTATTTCCTCGTCCTCATTTTTTGGTACCATCGAGCAGAACTGAACTTTTCTTTCCGCTGTTAAGTCCATAATGAATCTTTCGTCTTCTTGCACTGTCATAAGTCCTGTTTCATTAGCTACCGGTGTGATTGTTTCAAATTCGTTCATTTTTATTTCTCCCTATTCTGATTTTATTTGCCCGTTTATGGTCGTTAGCCCAACCATGAAGATTAGTTAGATGCAGTTTCCGGCTCGAACATATCGGTAGGTTCCTCTATGATAAGTACTGCTCGCTCAAGGAATTTGTCTACAGTCATGCCGTAAGTAGCTTTCGTTGTAAAAATGTTCAAAATAACATAGTTACCATTTCTTCCGTATACCTTACGAGTAATCTTCAAAGCTTTTTCCTGGTTCATCGTGTCGTTAAAAACTGTGATTGGTTCAAGCTCTTCTGTTACAACCTGTCCGTTTCCCACCTTTACTGTCGCGGGGAAAATTTCGTGTGTCTCAAACGTTCTTGTTACTTTCTTCATTTCTTTTACCTCTTTTCTTTTTGATTGTCAGTTTGTATTTGTTTTTCTGACTATATTTATTATAGCACAGTTGCGCAGAAAATGCAATACCTTAATTCTATTTTCTTCAAAATTATTTACTTCTGATACTATATGGTGTATAATATTATATAGAAGGGAGGTGGTGACATGAACGAATGGTTGCAAGCTATTACGACTGTAGGTTTTCCTATTGTTATGTGCGGGGCGATGGCTTATTATGTAAAATACATGACAGATAAGCACCGGGAGGAAGTAGCAAAACTAAACGATCAGCACAAAGAGGAGATGCTAGATATTGTTAAGGCGGTGGATAACAATACTCTAGCACTGTCGAAATTATGCGAAAAGTTAGATAAGGAGGTATAAACATGTTATCAGGGATAGACATATCCAACCACCAGGCACCCATGGACTTTGGTGGTGTAGATTTTGTAATCATGAAAGCCAGTGAAGGAAAATCATACAAAGATGCACGCCTTGACCAACATTATAATAATGTAGGAAATAGACTTTATGGTTTTTACCATTATGCTAGACCAGATACCGGAAACACCCCGGAAGAAGAAGCGGATTGGTTTTTATCCTTAGTCGGGCATCATGCTGGTAAATGTATCTTTGCGCTTGACTGGGAAGATAAGAGCCTTAATTATCCTAGCGATTGGGCTTTATCATGGCTACGTAGGGTTTATGAAAAAACAGGGGTTAAGCCTTTAATCTATTTACAGTCCAGTGCAGTTATGACTGGGAAATATGCCAATATAGCTTCTGAAGATTATGGGCTTTGGATTGCACACTGGAATGTTAGACCACCCAAATATAAAGATTTTAGTGTTTGGGCTATATGGCAATACACTGTAAACGAGGTAGACAGAGATTATTTTAATGGAGATATAGACGCTTGGTTAAAATATTGTCGCAAGCAGTCATTAGTTAATCCTCCGGATGTTTCGGATAATGAATTAAAAATAGGTGATACAATAAGAGTACGAACAAGGATGGATTATAATAATGTTAAAAACGATGCGTGGGTGCTTGATAGCAACTTTAAAGTCATGGGTATTAATGGCGATCGTATTGTCATTGGTAACGGCATCGCTATCACAGGCGCATGGCGAAGAGACACCATTAGAAAGGTATGATATGGCATGGATAGGTGGTAATAGATATTTATCCCATTCGGAAATGGAAAATAATGCTAAAATTATCTGGGCTTATTTAGGCTCACAAGGATGGACACTCGAAGCAGTTGCGGCTATGTTAGGCAATATGCAATCTGAATCAACTATCAATCCGAATATATGGGAAGGATTGGTAGTGGATTATGAAAGAGGATACGGTCTTACACAATGGACTCCCGCCACTAAATATATTGATTGGGCCGGATCAGACTGGGAAAACGGGGATAAAGAATTAGATCGTATTATTTATGAGGTGGATAATGGATTGCAATGGTTTAGTAATCCAGAAGCCCCTATTATTGATCCCCCTATAACATTTAAAGAATTTTCCACATCTACTGATAATGTAGAAACGCTTGCAGATTATTTCCTATGGTATTATGAGCACCCAGCAGATCCGATTCAACCTATTCGAGCCGCTCAAGCCCTTGAATGGTATGAATATTTAGGCGGTATTCCGGTGCCTACAAAATCGACAAAAATGCCGATCTGGATGTATGGTAGAATATTCTAAAGTTAATGTTTCACGTGAAACATTTTCTAATAAAAAGGAGGAATAAATTTATGGCAATTTTAACACGGTCAGGAATGACCAAAATCTTACGGCGTATTATGGAATCAGGTGGCATGACAGAAGATATGGAAAAAGATGTAAAACGATTACAGGATGATTTCGACGAGCGGGAGGCTATAATTAAAAAATATGGCGAAACTTATGACGGAGAAGATAGAGACGAATATGAGTTTAGTGAACGCGATGAATCCTCTCTTTATACTCCTCTTGAGGAAGAAAAATTTGCAAATGAATGGCGCACCAAATACGAGGAGATGAAAAAGCGTTATCTAGATCGCTTTTTCGGAATCGGTGATGTGAAGGACGATTATTTTGATATTATGATGGAAACCAGAGAAGACGTCAAAAGAGACGGGGAACCGCAGAGCTTTGACGAACTATTAGAAAGAGTGGAGGGATAAATTATGCCTACAATGCCAGCTAAAACACAAGATATTAAAACTATGAACAGTGCCGACATACTTAATGTGACACGAAACGAACTGGGCGGAACCTATGCAGACCAGATTCCGGCAGTAATCAAAGAAGGCGATACTTTACCCAATGGAAGAATCGCTACGAAAGCTGATTCCATCGCATCCTTACGCGGTATCGGTGACGTTATGATGAATTATCAGCCTTTACAAAACGCATTTTTAAATGCTCTTGTAAATAGGATCGCTCGGGTAATTATCACAAGCAGACTTTATGAAAATCCCTGGGCTGGGTTTAAAAAAGGCATCATGGAATATGGGGAAACAATCGAGGAGATTTTTGTTAACCTTGCCAAGCCTTATCAGTACAACCCGGAACTTGCGGAAAGCGAAGTATTCAAACGTAGAATCCCAGACGTAAAAGCCGCTTTTCACAGCATGAACTATCAGAAATATTATCCGACAACCGTTTCCAACGATCAGTTAAGACAGGCGTTTTTGTCCTGGCAAGGAATCACCGATTTAATTGGGCGCATTATTGAGCAGGTTTATACCGGAGCAAACTATGACGAATTTTTGGTCATGAAATACATGATTGCTCAAATGGCGCTTAAAGGACAGATTTATCCCGTAAGCATCCCGGAGATAACTGCTGATAACGCAAGAGCCGTTACGACTACGATGGTTAATCTTGCAAAACGACTTACTTACATGTCTTCCGATTATAACTATGCAGGAGTTAAAACTTACACCGACCCTGACTTCCTTTACATCATTTTAACCACAGATATCGCTTCTATCTTTGACGTTGAAGTATTGGCTCTTTCGTTCAATATGAACAAGGCCGAGTTAATAGGTAGACAGATTGGTATTGATGGTTTCGGAATTGTAGACAACGAAAGACTTAAGCTTATTTTTGCGGATGATCCTTACACAAATTTCGTACCCTTTACCGAAGCTGAAATCAACCAGCTAAAAACTATTGCAGGCTTAATGGTCGATGAATCATGGTTTATGATTTTCGATAATTACTTCAACATGACCGAAATCTATAATCCGCAGGGATTGTACTGGAATTACTTCTATCATGTGTGGAAAACGTTCAGTGTATCCCCGTTTAGTAATGCTATTTTGTTCACGACAAATACCCCGGCGATTACGTCTGTTACGGTTAGCCCGTCTACCGCTACAGTTGCTAAAGGTAATGGCTCCCAGTTTACGGCTACAGTTGTAAATACTGGGTTCGCCTCGAAAGAAGTAATTTGGACAGTCGAGGGCGGAAAGGATGCGGGAACAGTCATTAGCAATAACGGTCTTTTAAGTGTATCACCCGATGAAACTGCTAAGACTCTTACCGTAAAAGCAACAAGTAGCTTTGATTCTACGAAAACGAGTACCGCAACCGTCACAGTGACAGAATAAAGGAGGTAAATTAATGAACGTTGTACCTATGACCCCAATTACATCCGTAAAAATTTGCCGCAACGTTCCACTCGATTCTGCCTATAAGGATACGCTGGATTTTGCCAGCGTATCCGCTCAAACGAGTTATTTTTCGGACAAAGCAAAGCAAACATTTACAAATCTTACACCTGTTAGACTACAAAACGCATTAAGACTCCCAGTTAATGCCGATTACGTTTATGATTGCAATTATATAATGTTTCAAAATTCTAATTTTAATCAAAAATGGTTTTATGCCTTTATCACAAAAATAAATTTTGTGAATGTGAATATGTGCGAAATTAGTTTTGAAATAGATGTAATGCAAACTTGGATGTTTGACTACACGCTCAAACCGTCGTTTGTGGAAAGAGAACACATTAATAATGATGTAATAGGAGCCAATTTAGTGCCTGAAAATTTGGAAACAGGTGACTATGTACAAATGGGAGTCGCCTATAATTCTATTACTTCAATGCCATTAATTATAGTGGTGGCAACAACATTTGATAATAATGGCAATTGGGCACCCGGTCAATTATACAATAAGGTTTATAGCGGTCTAAAATATTATGCTTGGGAAGTAAATGATATTGATGCATTAAATAATTTTCTGGAATCTGTTAATAATGCGGGGAAGGCAGACGGAATTGTATCTATTTTTATGATGCCTAAACCTTTTTATGGCACTGCCTTAAGTCCTTTACGATTGGAAACGGAAAAAAATTATACATCTTTAAAAGACGGATATGTCCCACGAAATAAAAAGCTTTTTATTTATCCTTATAATTTTATTAATGTAACTAATGGTCAAGGAGATAGTGCAGATTATCGTTATGAATATTTTTCAAGCAATAACTGTATTTTTGATTATTACGGAGATACAACCCCCAATCCTACAGTATTATTTTATCCTATTGGATATAAGGGTAGTGGTGCTCAAAATTATGAAGAAGGCATAACAATGTCTGGATATCCTCAATGCTCATTTAATACAGATGTTTTTAAGGCATGGTTAGCTCAAAATGCTAGTTCTTTAGCTGTATCCACTTTGAGTTCGGTAACACAAGTAGCTGGTGGAGCTTTAACAGGCAATGCTGTTATGGCGACATCTGGAATAGCACGAATAACTGATCTTGTTGGGCAAGTCTATCAACATGATGTTTTACCGCCTCAAGCTAGAGGTAGCTCTTATAATGGATCTTTAAATGTAGCACTAGATCGTAAAGAATTTATTGTAAGAAAAATGAGTATTCAACCGGAATTCGCTAGAATAATTGATGACTACTTTGATATGTATGGCTATGCTACCAACGAGGTTAAAATACCAAATGTTACTGGGCGACAAAGTTGGAACTATGTTAAAACTATCGATTGTAAAGCGATTGGTTCTATACCGTTTGAAGATATGGACAAAATTCGATCTATTTATGACAGCGGAATTACGTTTTGGCATGGTGATTGGGTAGGGGATTACGACAGACCAAATGGGGAGGTGATTAACAATGTCTAAATCAAAAAAGCAACGATGGGCTTCCGCAGAATTAAATAACAAAACTTATATAGATTATTATGACCGTCTTATGGAGCTAGCATTAAACGTGTTTGAATGGGAAAATTTGCCACCAACAGTTGATGAACGTTTCCTTGAGCTTACGCTTTACGAGATGGGTTATTGTCTTTATTTTGATGATCCAATCATAGGTAACTTAGCTCTTACTTGCACAATCGGTGGGAGACTAGATGTATATAGAATACCAATTTTGAGACGAGCATATGCAGTAAACGGATACAACAAAATGTGCTCTGCTAAAGATAGTGTTCTTATTTTTAACAACTATCTTCATACGCCCACATTATTGACGATTGAGCTTTTTGCCAGAAGACTTTACGAAATCGAAAGATCAATTGACGTAAATGTCAAGGGACAGAAAACACCAAAAGCAATCCTATCAAGTGAACAGCAAAGATTAACTATGAAAAATTTATTCATGCAATATGATGGAAACGAGCCATTCATTTTCGGCGACAAAAATCTGGACATTGAGGGGATTAAAAGTTTGGACATCGGTTCCCCATTTGTTGCTGATAAGCTACAGATTCTTAAGCACCAGATTTGGAATGAAGCTCTTACATTTCTAGGGATAGAAAACAGCAATCAAGATAAAAAAGAAAGACTTGTATCTGATGAAGTTGGGAGCAACTATGGAAACGTAGAAGCTCAAAGAAACGTAATGCTTAACGCACGTAGGCAAGCTGTCAAAAAGATTAATGCAATGTTTGGCACAAATATTAGCGTCAAATTCCGGTCAAGTTTAGCCACAATGGTAAATACGGAAAATGTTTCGCAAGAAACAATTGAAGAAAAGGAGGAGGATGAATATGAGTAAATATACTACAGAATTAAGATGGTTAATTGAGAGTCTTACAGCCGATCAATCTAATTTGACCATTTCACAGCGTATCGCCGCCGCCGCCCCTAAAATTTTCAATTTTGAATATCCTATATGGGCCGAAAATTATAAGACCACGCTGGAGACTAAAATTTTGAAGCATTACTTTAACAAAGAGATAGGAATGGAAACGGTAGGTTTGTGGAAGCTCTATTTAGAGGAAAGAATGAACTTAATCATGCCGTATTATAACCAACTTTATGAAACAACCACAAATAACTATGATTATTTATCTAACATAAATTTAACAGAAATATTTAAATCCAATAAATTAAATAATGAAGTTGCGGATTTTACATTGACAGGGAAATTGTCGGGAATAACGACGGATGCTGGAACAGATACAATTAACAGCTCGTCTAATACAACCGATAATGCTACATCAAACACTAATGCAACTATTAATAAAAAGAATCTTGAAAGCGATTTGCCACAAGCAAATTACGCAAATTTAGACTATGGTACAAAGTTAACGGAAGGTGAGCAAACAGAAACACAGGAAAACACTACAAATAATACTAATAATTTTTCTGGAGAAAGCACAAATACACGGAATAATACGACTAATGCCAGCCAGGATACTTCTCAAACTAGTAAAAATATCTTAGACGCTAATATAATAGAAGATTTTACTAGAACCAAAAAGGGTGCTGTTGGCACTAAATCTTTAACTGAATTACTTATGGAGTATCGTAAATCGCTTATTAACATTGACAAACTTATTATTGATGAGCTATATGATTTATTTATGTTAATATATTAAGGAGGAAATACCATGTCAAATTATAATATTACATCATTACGTTTTTGGTGCCAAAAAGTTTTACCGCTTGTATATGATGATAGTTTATCATATTACGAATTATTATGTAAGGTAACAAATAAAATTAACGAATTAATCGAGAATAATAATGATTTGCCCGATTATATAAAAAATGAAATATTTTTACAGTTACAGGATAAAAACTTAGAGCAGATAGTTTCATATTTATTAACCGATTTAATGATTAATGTAAAGTTTCCTCCGGAAGGTATAGAGCCTGCTAAAGGCGATGGCATTACAGATGATACTTTAACATTTCAATCTTGCATAAATTATGCTAACGAAAATGGTGGTAAAACAATTTTTATTCCTAATGGTACATATTATGTCTCATCTATAACCTTATTAAATAATGTTAGTTTATTAGGCGCGTCTAATTTTAGCACAATTTTGCGGTTAAAGACAAATAGTGTTAGCCATCTATTAAAAGGTACAACTCAATTTAATAATATAAATAATTTATGCTTAGATGGCAATATTTCAAATCAAATAAATAATTTAAGTTGTATTTCATTTAATGGTACAAATTTCAATTTTAACAACCTTGTTTTAAGAAATTCAAATATTGGAATTGACATTATTAATACAACTGGAACAATTTCATTAGAAAATATTGAATTTCAAAACACTATTACAGGGATTAAAACGCGCGGAAATAATATTATAATTTCTAATAATTTAAGATTTTTTCATAATATACAAAATACTCCATCTTATATTATTAATAACACTCTAAGTAATTCTTCTTTTTCTAATATTTATAGCAATATTAATACAGAAACGGCTATACTTAACACAGGAAATAACTGCACTTTTGAAGGAATTATTTTTAATAGTGGAACGCCTATTTCAAACAATTCTACTAATACTTCTTACTATTTTAACGGTTTTAAAGTGGAAAGAACTGATAAGAGAGTAAATTATATTTTAAATAAGGAAGGGAATTATGAAACAGTTGTAAATAAGTATACAAAATCATTAACTGAAAACACAAATGTAAAAAATGAAACTATTACTTCTCTTAATGAAAATGTTAAAAATCGCGTTATTAATGGAGTTGCCTCAATTGAAACTTTAACTGGAAATAAAACCCAAAATTCTGTAGTTAACACAGAAAACGTCACATCCAAAATTATTAACGCCACTGACATCAATTTAAATACTAGTAATCCATTAACTTACAAAACACCCGGTAGTTTAAATAAATATTTTAAATACGTTCCTTTCAAAGGGCAGAACGGAACAGAATATTCTGTTTTAGTTTCCAATGATTATGACTTTTCATTAAAACCTAAACGTAAAGCTATTTATATAGGTGACAGTTATTTTAATGGTGTGGGTGCTACGCCAACTACTGATCTTGTTTACTACATTAATAAAAAATGCGGTATTGCACAACATTGGAATTATTCTCACGGTGCTACAGGATTTATTCGTAATACTGATTCTCTCAAGTTTTATAATCAGTTAGTTCAGGCTTCTAATGATTCTCAAATAACTGATAAGACAGAAGTTACGGATATTATTGTAGCGGGTGGGTTGAATGACACTGGAGCTTCGTGGACACAAACACTTCTTAACACGGAATGTAATAACATTAGTACACTTGCAAAAACAGCATTTCCAAACGCCAAATTATGGTATATCCCTTTCTTATGGATTAATATTCCATATTCATATGATTATCATAGACTTTATATAGCAATAAATAACGCTTGTTTAAAATCGGGTGATGCAACTTTAACTGGTGCTCCTAGTTGGTTGTATAGATTAGATTCTACGTATCAAAATGGTGATGACATTCATCCTTCGGCAATTGGTTACGAATTAATGAGCAATTATATTTGCAACTTTTTAAATGGTGGTTATCAAGGTGTTAATGATTTGCAATTAGTTACTAGTACAGTGGGCCAGGTAGATTATAGTATTTGCTGTGAGATAGTTAATTCTATTATTTATTTAAAGGGTAATTTTAATGTTAAGGCTACAATTCCGGCTATTACTAATATGGGTAATTTACCTAGTAGAGCTATACCACAATCTTTAACAGTTTTGCCTTGCATTTATTATAACACTGGTAGTAATACTAACTCACCTTTGTATATTCAGGCAAATGATTCAAAAATAACTACAATTAACTCTTTAAATGCGGGCGCTTATCATGTTACTGCAAGTTACCCTCTTTATCCATTTATTGGTGTTTAGGTATTGACAGTCTCCTCAATTCGTAGTATAATAAAAGAAAACGAATTGAGGAGGTTTTGATA